GCGGAGATTGCCATCGCGATTTTGCGCCCGGAGGAAATTATCGGCGGGGTTCGCTTTGAACGCGCGGTAGAAATCGACGGTCCGGCGGATGGCGGCGAGCAAACGGAAACGCTATACCTACACCGCGCGCGGACGGACTTCGCGTTTCTACATGCAAACGAAAGGGCAGAATAATGGCTGTTGCTCCCTCAAAGGCGAAAACGGGCTTCGGCTCGAAGTTTTCGCTAGCCGCCACGGCGGCGGCTCTCGCGACGGGCGGGGCTGGCGTCGATTGGGCGGAAGTCACGTCGCTGACGCCTCCGGCGGACACGGCGGATACCGAAGAGGTTACGCACTTCGAAAGCCCGGACATGCGTCGGGAATGGATCAAGACGCTGATCGACAGCGGAGAGGCAGATATCGAAGTTAACCTTGTGGCTGGCTCCGCTACGGATCTGGCGATGCAGGCCGCGATGCTGTCGCCCGATGCCTTCTATTACAAGATGGCAATTCCTGCGGCTGATCGCGGCAAGTTCTGGGTCATCACGGGCCTTTGCCTTGTGACGGGCTACACGCGCGGCGTTCCCATTTCCGGCAAGATGTCGGGAACCGCTCGGCTCAAGTTCACGGGCACGCGCACGGAAGCGGCTAGCGCATGACGGCGTCCCCGGAGAGTTCGCGCGTTGTCACGTCGCAGGGTCGCGACATTCTCGCGACGTTCACAACCAACGGGCTTTGCGTGGCGGAGGCTTCCTTCGGGGGGCTTTCGCTGGAGCAAGTCGGCAAGGCGATGGAGCAAGGGCGCGCGGCGGCGGGTGCGGTCCGCGCCATATTCCATTGCCTGCTACTGCCCGGCGACCCGGAAATAACGCCAGTGGGCGCGGGCCGCATCCTTGGCGACATTGGCCTAGACCGTGCGGCGGAAGTCATACAGGCGGCGCACGGCGCTTGGATGGCGGGCGCGGTTGCCGGTCCGATTACGATCCCGGACGCGGACCAACGGGGGCAGCTAGCGTTTGAAGCTGGCGGCGTCCGGTTCGTCCTGGCATTTCATTTCAACGCGATGGCGGAAATCGAGCCGGTGTTTCCGGGCATGACAATGACGATGATCGCGGCGGAATTGCTGGACGGCGGGACGTCGGTCGTTCGCCTTCGCGCGATGTTCCGCGCTGCGTTGATCGATGATCGCGAGGTTTCGCTATTCGAGGCGGGCGAGCTTATCGACCGTATCGGGCTGGCGGTCGTCGCGGAAGCGGTCGGCAAGGCGTTTATTGCGGCGTTCCCGAAGACGATCGAAGTCGAGCCCGAAGCGGAAGACGACGGCAACCGTAAGGCGCGGAGGGCGGCGGCGGCGGGCAAGGTAAACCCTACCAAGCCGCGACAGCGGAAGGGTGGGACTGGCAAAGCCTAGAACCCCTGTGGATTAGGGAAGGGCTCCCGCCGGATCTGTTCTGGCGGGTAACGCCCCTTCGGTTTTCCCTGATTATGGAGGGGCGGCGACAGGCGAACGAAGTCGCGGAGGATCGGCTAATATCGGGCGCGTGGTACGGCGAAGCCTTCGCCCGCATGAAGCGTCTTCCGGCGCTCGACAAGGTGTTACGCGGCGGCAAGTCGGACGAACCGCAAACGCCCGACGATATGCTAGCCGTAATGCAGTCGATACAAGCCGCAGGGGGTGACGTGTCGATTGAACTGGTGGACGAAAAGGACCTGTAACAATGCCATCCGCTGTAATTGGCGCGCTTCGCGTCGACCTTAACCTAGGCGTCGGCGGATGGCAGAAGGGCCTAAAGCAAGCGGCGACGGACGCTAACAACGCGGCGAACACGTTCCGAAAGACCGGGTCGACAATTACGGGGATCGGGGCCGGACTTACCGCCGGGCTTACCGCCCCGCTTGTCGCGGTCGGGGCGTCGGCGATCAAGACGGCGGCGAATTTTGAGGCGGGGATGATCCGTCTAAAAATCGCGACGCAAGGAACCGGGCAAGAGCTTAAGGCTATGTCCGATCTGGCTTTGAAGCTCGGCAAGGATACAGTCTTTTCGGCGTCCGAAGCGGCGGGCGCAATGGAAGAGCTGGCCAAAAACGGCGTTTCCACGGCCAACATTCTGAACGGTGCGGCTACTGCGGCGGTCAATCTGGCGGCGGCGACGGGCTCGGAGCTTGCCCCCGCTGCGGTCGCGGTGTCGGACGCCATGAACCAATTCCATATTTCCGCGAAGGATCTGCCGGGGCTGGTCAATCAAATTACCGGCGCGGTTAATGAAAGCAAATTGGACTTCGCCGATTATCAGCTCGGCATGGCGCAAGCGGGCGGCGTGGCGGGATCGGTCGGCGTATCGTTCGCGGACTTCAATTCCGTTCTAGCCGGAACGTCTTCGATGTTCGCCAGCGGGTCCGATGCCGGAACGTCGTTCAAGACGTTCCTAACGTCGCTCAATCCGACGTCAAAGGCGGCGGCGGCGATGATCGAGAAATACGGTCTATCGTTCTATGATGCATCGGGCAAAATGCGCCCTATGGCGGACATCGCCGAACAGCTCCGCCAGAAGCTAGGCGGGCTGTCGGATCAAGCGAAGAGCGACGCGCTAAAGACGATATTCGGACAGGACGCTATGCGGACCGCTGTCGGCTTGATGCAGCTCGGCGCGAAGGGTCTGGACGAAGTCGCGGCAAAGATCGCGAAGACGGACGCGGCTGCGCAATCTGCGGAACGCATGAAGGGCTTTAACGCGCAGCTCGAACAGCTCGGCGGCACAATTGAAACGCTGCAAATTCAAATCGGGAATACCGGAATTCTCACGACGGTTACGGGGATCGTCAAAGGCGTTACGGACATGCTCGATAAGCTGACCGAAGCCAGCCCGGCGGCTGCGCAATTCGCAGTCGGTATGGCGCTGGTGGCTGCGGCTATCGGGCCGATTATGCTTGTTGTCGGGCCGCTGGTTTCCGGCATCGGCTTGCTAGTGACGCAATGGGGGTTGTTTACCGCTGGGCTGTCGGGCGCGGCGGTAACGGCGGGCGGCTTCCTGCCTTTGCTCGCGCCCTTCGCTCCCGTCCTGCTAGCGGTCGCGGCGGCGGCTGGCGCGGCCTATGCCATATGGCAAAATTGGGGAACAATCTCCCCGATCCTGCAAGGGCTGGCAAACACGTTTAACGAAACCCTAGGGCCTCCCTTGCTTACGATCCTGTCGGCGGCTTGGGAGGCAATCAAGGCGCTCGGGTCCGGGTTGCTCGACTTTGGAAAGGCGGCGGGCGATGCGTTCGGTCCGCTGTTCATCGGCACGTTAAAAGCGGTCGGCGATATTGTCGGCGGAACAATGCGGATTGTTGGCAACGCGCTGTCGGCAATCATTGCTTTGATCCGGGGCGATTACGTCGGCGCGTGGAAGTTCGGCGCGGCGGCGGTCAAGGCGCAAGGCGATATGATCCGATCCGCCGTTACGGATCTGGCAACCGGCGTACTAGGGACCATCGGCAAGCTCGCGTCCGGAATTTACGAAGGGCTAGTTAACCGCCTGTCCGCGACATGGGGCGAGCTGAAAAAGAATATAGCCACGGCAAAGGGCGACTTTTTCGGGCTGTATGACGCTGTCGTCGGGCATTCGTATATCCCGGACATGGTCGACGGTATCGCCGCGCATATGTCGCGCCTTGATAGCGTGATGACGCAACCCGTTAAGAAGGCGACCGGGGCGGCAAAGGACGCGTTTAAGCAACTGCAAAGCGACCTTGCGCCGATCCTCAACGAGCTGTTTCCGGAAAGCCGCGACCTTGTCGAAATGCAAAGCAAGCTAGCGGTGATCGCGCGCGCGCAGAAGGCCGGGGCGGCTGGCGGCGGGCTATCGGTCGACCAAGCCAGCGAAGCGCGGTCCCGCCTATATTTTGGCGCAGACTATGCCAGTAAGGGCGACGCAACGGTTACGAACGACAATGAGCAATGGGGCAAGATGGATCTTGAACCACTGAAAAGCGGGATTGATGATATCGTAACGAAATTGCCGGAGCTTTTGAACACGGCAAAGGACACGACGGCGAAGACGGTCGAAGCGTTCGCAGGCATGGCGCGCGACGTTACCGGCTCCCTGCGCGGTATGGTGGCGTCGTTCAAGGGCGGGGACATTCTAGGCGGGCTTACCGGCTTGCTTGATATTGTCTCGCAAGTCTCCGGGTTGATCGGCGGGAACAAGACGGCTCGACAGGCTGTCACGCTTACCGGCGGAACGCCATCCTACGGCGGGGGGCGCGCGCTTGGCGGTCCTGTCGTGCCGGGCAAGCGCTACAGGGTCGGCGAGCGCGGTCCGGAGTGGCTAGAGGTCAATCAACCGGGCCGCGTCGTGCCGGACGCTGGCGGCGGCGGACGGGGCGGGAATACGTATTATTTTAGCGGGGTGATGACGTCGGATGAATTTTGGTCGAAGATCGCGGCGGGGAACGATAACGCGGCTGTCCGGGGAGCAACCGGCGGCGCGCAGCTCGCGACCGAACAGGCCAGCAATTCAAGGGCGAGGTATCTAGGCTAATGTCGGTTCTCCTTCCAACCTATCCCGCGCCGCAGTCGGCGGAACCGTATTTTCTCGACGCGGGCGGTGTTCAACGATCGATCGCAGGCGGCGAGGATATGCGGCTAGACCGGCTGGGGGATCGGTGGGGGCTGTCCGTGACGCTTATTCCGATGCGGTGGCACGATCTTTCCACGGCGGAGCAAACGCGCGCCGCTCGCGTATGGGTTTCGCGGTTGACGCAAGGGCTATCGCAAGGCGCAATTATGAACTGGCCGCAACCGGGCTTTAAGCCGGGCGGCGGGACGCTGGAAGTCTCCGGTGCGGGGGTCGGCTCGGGTGCGTCGCAAGTCTCGGTAAATCACGGCGGCGCGGCGGAGCTGATACCGGAAGGCCAGTTTTTTACCCATATCCGCGCCGCGACCGGGCGGCGTTACCTGTATCAAGTTCGCGCGGACACGATCCTAGGCGCGAACGCGGCGACGGTTGTCCCGCTATGGCCTCGCATCCGGGGGCCTATGTCTCCGCTGGACGTCCTCGAATTCAGCAAGCCAACCATTGAAGGGCTGGTGCAGGGGGACAAGGTCGGTTGGTCGCTGGCGGTATCTCGGCTGTCCGGAATATCCTTCACGTTGCAGGAACGCGCATAATGTCGGAACTTTCTCCGCAGATGGAAGCGGCCCTAGCGTCGGGCCGCGCGCTTGTCCTGGCATTCTGCCAGATGGATCTAAAGGACGGTCGGACGGTCGGGCTGTTGACGGGGTCCGGCGAAATCAAATGGCAGAACGTAATCTTTCGCGGGCGTGACGACGTGTTCGGCACGATCGCGGCAATCGATCCGCCAAGCGACGGCTACGGCGACGAAGCACCCGGCATGTCCTTTACGCTGATCCCCGGCGACACGTCGGCGGCGGCGGATCTGTCATCCCCGGCGATGCAGGGTTCCCGCGTGCGCTGGTGGATTGCGTGCCTTGACGATAACGGCTTTGTGATCGCGAACCCGTGGCTATGGTTTGAGGGCTCGCTAGACGTCCCGGAGCTGACGTTAGACGCGTCGGCGCGGGAGCTGGAAATCGCCTTGGTTTCCGAAATGGAAAAGCTCTTTATGGAGGAAGAGGGGCGGCGGCTGTCGGAGGCATCGCACCTAGAGGTATGGCCGGGCGAGCGCGGCTTTCGGTATATGTCCGGCTTGTCGCGGTCGATCATGTGGGGGCCGGGCGATCGTCCGCCGGGTCTGGTCTATTCAACGTCGCCCGTGGCGGGTAGTGGGATGGGAGGCAACGGCAACACTTCGCGACAGGTGCAATATTGACGACGAAAACGGACGCGCAAAATCCGCTATTCCTGACCGGGCCGAAGCGCACGCGGACCCCGCTGGAGATCCGCCGCGACGCGGCGCAAGCGACGTTGGAAAAGTTCCGCGACGTCCCATTCGAAGCGGGAAAGACGGATTGCGCGCAAATCGTGAAGTTCCATTTGCGCCAGCTCGGGCGACCCCTCAAGTTCGGCGAGCCGTTGAACTACAAAAGCATGTTGCAAGCTCGCGCGCTGCTTAAGCGTCTCGGGTTCGCATCGGTCGGCGACGCGCTCGGATCGAAGTTCCCGGAGATTGTCCCGGCTATGGCGCTGGTTGGCGACATTATCGAGCTGGCGGCGGAGGAAGACGAGAAGGCGCGCGCGCTTGGCGGTCTGGTGATCTATCTCGGCAATAACGCGGTCTTCGGGTTCCACGAAACTTTGCCGGGCGGGACGGTGATGCGGATCGGGGAGCCCGGATATCAACCGCCTTTGCGCGCGTGGAGGGTTTTGTAAATGAAGGTCCTAAAAACTGCGGCGATGGTGGTCGGCGCGGTGGCGCTGGTTACGACGGGCGTCGGCGCGATTGCAGGCGGCGCGGCCTTCGCTGCGGCAACCGGCGTTTCACTGGCGACCGTCTCCGCAGTCGGGACCGTGGCGGGGCTCGCGTCGACCGTCCTTAGCGCAATCTCGCCCCCGAAGGCTGCTAAGGGTACGGTCGGCGGCTCGCAAACCGACTTCAAATTAGATGCTAACGCGGGCATCCCGTACCTAATGGGCCGGACCTATTCCGGCGGTAACGTGGTGCAGCGGGATACGTGGGGGCAAGATAATCAATATCAGGGGTTCGTCGTCACCTATTCCGGCGCGGGCACGACGCAAGGGGTAGAGGCGCACGTTGTTGATATGGCGTCCTATCCGGTGCAGGACGCGGTAACGGGCACGTATGCCGGTTGGATGTGGGCGCGGTATAGTCTCCCGAAAAGTCCGTCCGCGCCGATCACTTCGCCCGTTCCCGGCTTCCCCGGTCTGGACGATAGCTTTCGTATGTCCGGGCACACGACGTCCGTAATCGTCCTTAAATTCGACGTGAAGGAAGGCAAAAAGTTTTCCAATGGCGTGCCCAAAATGGGCGCCATCATCATGGGAGAAAAGGTTTACGATCCCCGGCAGGATAGTACCTGGCCGGGCGGTTCCGGTCCGTGTCGAGCTGGTGACGAAAGGACCTACGTTGGCGGCGGCCCCGCAACGAACCCTTGGCTTCACGCGCTTACGTGGGCAATCGGGCGCTGGCAAAACGGCTTCGCTAACGCGGATGGATCATGGAACCCCGGACGTCGCGTCCTAGGGGTCGGGCAGTCTCCGCGATCGATCGATATTCAGACGTTTGTGGATGCGGCCAACGTCGCGGACGCGAACGGCTGGACGATCGGCGGCGTTGTCTATTCGATAGATAACAAGTGGGAAGTCTTGCGCCAGATGGCGCAGGCGGGCGGCGGTCAATGCCTGCGGCTGGGCGCGCGCCTCGCCGCAGTCGTCAACTCCCCCAAGGTCGCGCTTGCCACGGTCAATGAGACTGACCTAGTCGGGCGCGGCTCCGTCTCCGCATCGCAAACTTATCGCGACCGGCTTAACGGCATGGTCCCGCAATTCCGATCGGAAGCGCACGGGTGGGAAATGGTCCCGGCGTCCGTCGTGCGGGTCGCGTCCTATGTGGCGGCGGACGGCGAAGAGAAAACGCGCGAATGGCCGTTGCCACTGGTGCAGAACGTGAAGCAAGCGGGCGAGCTGACGGCTTACGAATTGGTCAATCGTCGCGAGTTCGGGCCTATCACGCTCCCCGTGTTTATCCGGTTCATGGGGTACAAGCCGGGCGACGCGCTTAACCTACGCGTCGGCGCGCTCGGTCTGGTCGATCAAATGGCGATCATCCGTAAGCGTCAAATCGACGTCAACACGGGCAACGTCAATTTTTCGCTGGTGTCGGAAACCCCGCAAAAGCATCCCTTTGCGCTCGGTCATACGTCGGTTGCGCCACCTATCCCGAACCTGTCCGTCCCTGATGAAAGCGTAGTTTACGCTCCGCAGGCGTCGGACTGGACCGTTAAGGGCGGCGAGCTGGAAAAGGACGGCGTTCGAACGCCGTCGATCATCCTTAAGGGTGATGTGCGAAACCCGATGGCGGAAGCCTTTTTCGTGGAAGCGCGCCGCACGGAAGCGGCGGCGTGGGGATCTGTCGGGCAGTTCCCGGCGAAGACGACGCGCGTCGACATTACCAACGTGGCGGCGGGCGCGTCCTACTATGTCGCGGTGTCGTTCGTCCGGCGCGGTGTGATCGGCGAGCGTGTCCAGCTCGGCCCGGTGCAGGCCGGGCCGTTGATCGCAGGCGCAGCGCAAGCGCTCCCGGCGGATGGCACGATAGGCGGGACCTTGGACCCGGCAACCGGCGAGCTGTCGGGCGGGGAGAGTGTCGAAGACTTCCTTAACGGCGTGCAAGAGCTGCGCGATACCTACGGCGACACGGAAGCGGCGGCGGCGTCCGCGCTGGCGGCGGAAGCGGCGGCTACGGTAAGCCAGCGCGCGGCGGACAATGCCGCGACGGCACGCGATGCGGCGCAAGCGGCCTTTACGGCGGCGGACGGTGCGGCGGCGCTGGCCAATACGTCCAAGGGGCTCGCGCAGACGGCGGCGGACAATGCCAAAGCCGCGCAGGACGCCGCGCAGGCCGCGCAGGATGCCGCAGGGACGGCGGCGGACAAGGCGGCGGGTTCTGCAACGTCCGCCGGGACTGCATCGTCTGCGGCCTCGCAATCCGCCACGGATGCCAAGGGTTCGGCGTCTAGCGCTTCGACGTCGGCGGCGACGGCGGCAAAGGCGCGTGACGACGCGGGCAATTCGGCGTCTGCGGCGTCGGGCTCCGCATCGGCGGCGAGCGCCAGCGCAACAGCGGCGGGACAGTCCGCCACGGCGGCGGACGGGTCGAAGACGGCGGCGGCAACGTCCGCGTCTGCGGCGAGCGCTTCGCAGGGCAAGGCCGCGACGTCGGAAACCAACGCGCAGGGGTCGGCGTCGTCGGCGGCATCGAACGCCAGCCTTGCCGCGTCGTCTAAGGACGCGGCCAAGGGGAGCGCGGACGCTGCGGCTTCCTCCGCGCAGACGGCGGCGACATCGAACACGCAAGCCGGGCAGTCCGCCACGGCGGCGGCGACGTCCGCGACCAACGCCAGCACGTCGGCGGGGAACGCGTTAACGTATCGCAACGACGCGTCGACCTTCGCCAGCAATGCGCAGGGCAGCGCAGGGACCGCGACGACGCAAGCGGGGGTCGCCAGCACGGCGGCGCGGGATGCTACAACCGCAAAGGACGCGGCGGCGGCGTCCGCGTCGGCGGCGTCCGGTTCTGCGGCGACGGCGTCGACCAAAGCGACGGAAGCCGGACAGTCTGCGCAAGCGGCATCGGCATCGGCTAACACGGCGTCGACTAAGGCGGGCGAGGCGTCGACATCGGCAGGCGGCGCGGCGACGTCGGCAACAGATGCGAAGGGCTCGGCATCTGCGGCGGCAACTAGTGCCACCGTGTCGGCAACCGCTCGCGACGGGGCCGTTGACGCGTTTGCGCGCACGTTCCCGGCGTCGCTCGACCCGACGTCCCGCGCGGCGTATGACTTGGGGATAGGGACGGTTTACGGGCCTAATACCGGCTGGCCTGCGTCTTACATTCTCGGGATCACCGGGCTTCCCGTCGCTGGGTTCGAATGGCACTTCAAAAAGCCTATTACCCGGATAGTCGGGCGTCGCTTCCGTGCGCGGGTGGCAATCTATAGCTACTCGAAAAAGGTTCGGTTTTTCCTAGGGCTGCATGACAGCACGTCGGAAGCGATGGCGGACCCCCGCTATTTGGGGCAGCTAGTCCCGGCGGCAACCGGCGAACCTGTCGACGTCACCCCTACGGCTACCGGGTTCGTGACGATCGCGGGGGAGTTTACGATTGTCGCGGACGCGCGGGAATTCGTTCGCCCGTTTGTTAGTGTCAAGTCGACAGACGGAACCGTCGTCGCGGACTTGATACACGTTGGGCCGATCGTCCTGGAGGATATCACTTCCGAAGCGGCGGCGGCGGGTTCCGCAACGGCGGCGTCAACCTCCGCGTCTAGCGCAGCGGCTTCGCAGTCGGCGGCGGCGGGATCTGCGTCCAGCGCTTCGACGCAAGCGAACAACGCTAGCACGTCGGCGGGGGCAGCTAGCACGTCGGCGGGGCAGGCCGCGACGTCGGCAACCAACGCGCTGGGGTCCGCTAACACGGCGTCGACACAAGCCGGGCTTGCGGCATCGGCGCGGAGCGCGGCGGACGGATCGGCCTCGGCGTCTTCGCAGTCCGCGCAGGCGGCGAGCGCGAGCGCCAACGCGGCGGGCACGTCCGCCAGCAACGCGCAGAGCTACCGCGACAGCGCTCTAGCCTCTAGCGGCGCGGCGAACAGCTCCGCCGGACAAGCGTCGTCGTCTGCATCGGCGGCGGCGGGTTCCGCAGCGGCGGCGCAACAGTCCTACAGCCTTTCCGCATCGGTCGCGCTGGCGACGGCAAACCGCAATCCGATCCTAGCGGACTGGTCGGACCCGGCGGGCGCTCCGGCATACTGGACGAAATGGGGGACCGGGCCGCAGTCGCGGATAGCGGGAACGTTCTCGCCCTACGCGTTGCAGGGCAACACGAACAACGGCGCGACGAACCCGACATATTACCCGCAACAGGGCCTTTTTACAGACAGCACGATTAACCCGGCGTTGACGCGGTTGCGCGGCCCGTGCGTCGTTACCGCTACGGTTGTTCTCAATGGCGGCGCGTTGCCCGGCTCCGGGTGGTATTTCTACATCAATGGCGGCGGGTCTGCGCATGAAGGCCGGTTCGATCGGCTTACGCCTATCGGATATTCCGGGCCTGTGGGGAACGGTGTCGCGGGGACGGAATACACGTTTTCGACGTTGATCGACGTGACGCAAGGGACGGGTTCGGCGGTCTTCCATGCAATGACGGCTTGGGATAATTGGGCAACCAATATCCCCCGCATTCTGACATGGCTGCGGCTCGACATTCGCCAAGCCACGCAAAGCGAAGTCGCGGCGGGCAAGGCGGCGGTCGACGCCACTAGCGCGCTTGCAAAGATCGCGGACACTAACGCAACGGTAGCGACGAACGCCAAGGCGGCGGCGGATCGGGCGGCGGTGATCGAGGCGAAGGCGCGCACTTCGGCAAACTTGCTTCGCAATTCGGACTTTGCTCTAGGGCTTGCCGGATACCGCGTGGCGGCTGGCGGTTTCGTTCGTCTGACAGATGAAAAGTGGGGAGCGTATTTCGTCGCTCCAGCTCCAGCCGGAACGTATGAATTCCTAGTGTTCCCGCCTGTCAACGTTGACGGCGCGGTCGGTGTTACCGCGCAAGTGGATCTTGCCTGTTTCAATATCGACGGCGACGCGGGCGCGTACATGGATCTAGTCGGTTTCGACGCGCCGAACGGCGGCGGCAACGTCACGCTCGACAGCCCGAATACGCCTACGGCTAGCGCGAAAGAATTCGCGATAAACGCCGATCCGGTCATATTGTCGAATATCAACTTTCCGGCAAACACGCGGTCAATCGTTATGCGTGTCGTTAAGACCGGCGGGCGCGCTGCGGAAATTCGCGTGCGGCGCGGCAAGCTGGAACTTGGCGGCATCGCTACGCCGTACACAAGCGAACGGTCTGCGGTCGACGTCGGCGCGGCGGTGTCCGTGTTGCAGGGCGTTAGCGCGGACATGAACGGGCGGACGCAAGCCTACTGGCAAGTATCGGCCAATGCTGGCGGCGCTGGCGCGGCGATCGAAGCGCGAGCGATGTCTAATCCGAACGGCTCGACAAGCTCTAACGTCGGCATCGTGGCGGAAGAATTTTCCGTCACGTCAACCGTCAACGGTGTCCGGCGGCGTGTTCTCCGGGTCCAAGGTCAAGACGTCTTGATTGACGGGAACTTGTCGTCAACGTCGGGCGTGTATCTAGGCTCGGGTGCCAAGTGGTCCTATCAGCTCAAACAACAGAGCTTCAACGTTCGGGACGGTCAGACGATTAGCTATGGCGTCGACCTGGGCGCGCCCCCTAACATTGACTTCAACACGGTCGGGCTAGATCCGCTGGCGGCTGGAGAGACTTATCGTTGCTATGCGGAAAGCGTGTCCGGCGTTTCATTTGTTGCCCGGCTGCGCATTTCAACTCCGGGCGCGGCGACAACGATCGCGTTGGGCGCATCGGCGGCAAGTAGCGGGCCGCAACAACAGGTGCAGCGTGGGGGCAACCCGCCTTCGGCCAATGGCAACTTTACGGTTTTGGCTAGCGGATCTTATACAGGCCCGGCGTATTTGCAGGGTGATGCAAGCGACCCCGGCGGGCAGTATTGGACCGTAACCGGGAGCTTGGGCGTTAGTATCTGGCGGATGCGCAACGGCGCATGGGAGCGGTTTGCGCTGGAGGGCGTGACGGTTTACCAAAAGGTGTCTAGCGGCGGGCAAAAGACAATAACTTGGAATTCGGGGAAATCCTATGCGCTTGGGACAGACGTAACCGCCGTGGGGTATAGTCTTGAAAGCGCGGATGGTCCTGCAACGCTAGGAGCAATGAGCATTTCATATGTTACGCAATCATCTGGTAACGAGCGCTCGGCAACTGCAAACGGCGGCTCCGCGACAGCGGTGGTACGGCCATGACTGATCCTCTCTGGACTTGGGAAGAAGAGCTATTGCAGCGGGGGCAGCCTGTTGCAGAGGGGGAGGCTTACGACTGCCCGGAATGTGGCAACGTCTTCCACGCGTTCGCAATTGTGCAAGCTCCATCGGGTGATTGGTTGTGCGGGCGCTGTCTCAGTCCGGAGCCTGTCGGCGGCGACCCGGAGCTTACGTGGAACGACGTGCGCGGGCAGCGGTCAATCTTTCTCGCGCAATCGGATTGGTCGCAACTGGCGGACGTCCCGGCGGCAACCCGGCTCCTATGGGCTCCGCTCCGCCAGCGTGCGCGGGATCTGACAAAGGCCGCGACCGTGGCGGAAGCGCTCGCGCTGTTAGAGGCATTGCGCGAGGATGCCGCTAAGGTGTAACCCGGCGGCTCGCCAATGTCGGCGTTACCGGAGGATTACATATGGCCAAGGAACCAACCGTCTCGAAGCACTCGCCCGAAGAGATCGCGAAAATGGAAGAGGAAGTTCGCGCCTATTACGCGCAAATCGCGGACGAGAAAGCGAAAGCCGCGCGCGAAGCCGCGAAGCCGATCAAGGATCTGGTCGAAAGCCAAGGGTTCAAGGATCTTAGCGCCGCGCTCCCCGGTCTGTTCCAGCTCTCGCTTGATAGCGTGATGTTTCCTAATCTGCGGTCGTTCGTTGGTGCTGTCGAAAGCGGCGTTAACGGGCTTATCCAGATATCGGACGGCATCTTTGCTTCCGCCCCTGTCGAGCCTGCGGCGACCGAATAACCGCCCGGACCGGGGGTTTACGCTCCCGGTCCCTATCTCAAAAGGGTCTTACCATGTCCGCAAACCTTATCGCCGCTACCAACCTTCAGGAAATGGTCGCGGCCAATCCGATGCCGACGACGTTCCACGGCGACGCGTTGCTGTTCGGGGCGAACCTCGCCGCTATGACGGCATTCACATGCTTGGGCGCTATGGTAGTCGGGTGGATGATTATCAGCATGATAACGCATCGCCACGTCGACAAACTCTTTCACCCCGTCACAATCTATCGCGGCCAATGGCTCTTCGCCGCGTCCGCCCTTACCATCCGCGCGGGGACGGCGGCGGCTTCGCTTTGGGCGTGGGATCAAAACGCGGCCCGGACAGCGTCGCGCGTCCTGTCGCTGCAACGCTACCTTGATCCCCTATCGCTGGCCTTCGCGGCGGGCTGGCTGGTCCTGCTAGCGCTTTCCTATTCCGCAATGGTTGCGCAGCTCCGCAAGCGCCCGTATCCTATTGAAATGCTGGCGCAGGCGTCGGAATTAAAGGTCCCGGCGTCGGTCGTCGGGCTTTCGATCCTAGCGGCGGGAACGGTAGCTTGGCTACGGTCGCAAGGGGTGTAGGACGATGATGCGGATAGGCGCGGGGCTCTCGGCTCTCTCGGCGGGGGCTGTAGCGGCAACCCCCGCCGGTAAAGGCGTGGTCCTTTGGGGCTTCCTAGGGATGCAGTTTGGCGCGGCGGCGATGGTCGCCGCGCTTTTTGGTTGTACGGTCACGCGCGTCATTATCGGCATGGCTGACAAGACGTCGAAATGGTTCGTCCGCGTTCCGATCGACATTCTCGCAATCGGCGTAACGTTCTTTTTCGTGGTCGAGAAATCTCCGGAGCTGTTCGCAGCGCTGATGTCCGGGATTTTCATTGGCACGTTGGGCGCGACGATCATCAAGATAGCGGAGAAGTGGGGGGCTAAGATGATGGCGGTCGTCTTGCCGGATACCCCGCCAGCTCCGCCAGCTTCAACCCCTCCGCCAGCGTGAAAGGCAAAACTATGGCGACGATAACAGACGACGAATTCGTAAGGCTGTTTCAGGAACGGGCCGGGCTCGAAACGGTCGACGGATGGGCGGGGGCGGAAACGCTTGCCGCGCTCGACAAGGTCTATCCGCCGATCCCGGAGCTTGTCCGTATCGCGATGCCTGCGGAATATTGGCCGATGCTGTCGCGGATCGAAAGCAACGATCGGCCTTACGTGAAGGCTTCGACGTCCAGCGGGTCCGGACTGTTCCAGTTCCTGAAAGCGACATGGATCGGGGAGGGTGGCGCGTGGGGTGACGACGCGTCGCTGGCGTTCGGCGGGCTTAAGCCCTCGCCTTCCGAACAGCTCGACCGGGTCAAGGCGCTGACGCAACGGAACGCG